CGCAAGACTCACAACGGCATCGCTGCCAATGTTGTACACTCCTTGGATGGCATCGGTGGTCTACTCGGCCTGACCGTGAACAGCGGCATCCACTTCGGTGTGCAGAACTGGATGACCGTGCATGACTCCTACGCGACCACAGCAGGAGAGTCTCAGGGTCTCTACGAGTGCCTTCGCCAGGCCACTGTCTCAATCTTTTCTGACAATTTCCTAGAAAGTTTCAAGAAACAGATCGAGTCGATGCTACCCTCGAACCAGAAGTTACCTGAGGTTCCTACTCAAGGAGACATGGATATCTCTGAAGTAATCAGAAGTCTCTACTACTTCTCTTGATTCCATTGCTATCTGGGGTTGACATAGGAATAAGACTTAGTATTCTACTCTTTCAGTAATACAAGGTATACACAGGGTATACCAAGGTAAACCTAACTCTTACTAGGAGATCACTACCGTGTCTAAGACCAAGTCTGTCCGTACTACTTCCCCCAAGGGAACCGCCGTCTACCCGTGGATCAACGAGCCTGATCGTCGGTTCGATGCTGCTGGTGTCTACTCCGTCTCTCTGCGAGTTCGGGGTGACGACAAGTCTGCTACTGAGTTCATCGCTGGTATCAAGAAGGTCGCTGCTGAGTTCTACGATGTGACCTGCAAGGAGACGAAGAAGAAGCCGAAGAAGGCTGATCTTCCGATCAAGGCAGTCCTCGACGAAGAGGGCAACGAGACTGGCGAACTCGACATCAAGTTCAAGCTCAAGAGCACTGGCGGCAGCGGAGAGAAGACCTGGACTCAGCGTCCTGCGATCTTCGACTCCAAGGGCAAGCCGATGACTGAGCGCATCGGTGGCGGATCGATCATCAAGGTTGGCTGCGAGATCAGCCCCTTCTTCAGTCCTACGGTTGGCGTGGGCGTGACTCTGCGACTGAAGGCAGTCCAGGTCATCGAACTCCGTGAGTTCAGCGCAGGTGGTGGCTCGTCGTCTTGGTTCAAGGAGGAAGATGGCTTCGTGTCGGACGGCGCTAAGCCGGCTGAAGAGGCCAGTCAGGACTCCGAGGAAACCGCCGACGCTGATTTCTGATGACCCGGTTAATCATCAGACCTCACCCTGACGGCCTCGATGTGTGGGTACAGATCGAACCTGTGCCTGCGAGCAGACCTCGAGTAACCCGATGGGGAACCTACTACGGAAAGCGGTACGCCAACTTTCGTAAGGAGTTTGCGGGGATCCTTGGGCAAACGGACTTGCCTAAGGATCTCCCGCTACGGGGCAGGCTCAAGGCCATCGTGTCGTTCTTCGTGAGTAAGCCGAAGACCAGCAAGAGGGCGTGGCCTGTGGGAGACTTGGACAACTACCTGAAGACACTCGATGTCTTCAACGGAGTTCTCTGGGCTGATGATGATCAGATCTGCGAGTTCGACGCTGACAAGCGTTTCGTCGGATCTGATGAACCAGGCATCCTCATCTACTTGCGTAGAACCAAGGAAACCTAAAGTGGAATCGACATTCTTGCGACACGAACCCTGCCCCAACTGTGGGTCGAAAGACAACTTGGGCAGGTATGACGATGGCCATGCGTATTGCTTTGGCTGCGGACACTTTGAAAAAGGAGATACCGTGATTACCGAAGAGACCACTGAAGCAGCGGGAGATACTCGCTTTCTTCAGTTCACCGTTGCCGGCCTGAACAAGCGAGGGATCTCTGAAGAGACCTGCCAGAAGTGGAAGTATGGCGTGGGCTCGTATCAGGGCAGCCCTGTTCAGATCGCCAACTACTACAAGAACAGCGGCGTGCTCGTGGCACAGAAGCTGCGCTTCCCGGACAAGTCCTTCCGCATCATCGGCAACTCTGAGTTGATGGGGCTGTACGGGGCACACCTGTGGAAGGACGGAGGCAAGCGTGTGGTGATCACCGAGGGAGAGATCGACGCGCTCTCCGTCAGTCAGATCACGAACAACTCGTGGCCTGTCGTGAGTGTTCCCAATGGTGCGCTCAGCGCGGCCAAGTATGTCCGCAAGGAGATCGACTGGCTGGAGAAGTTCGAGACCGTGGTCTTCTGCTTCGACAGCGACGAGCCTGGGCAGAAGGCTGCTAATGAGTGCGCCATGCTGCTCAGCCCCGGCAAGGCACAGATCGCCTCGCTGCCCATGAAGGACGCGAATGAGATGCTGGTGGCCGGCAAGGTGAAGGAACTGTCCAACGCCATCTGGCAGGCCCGTTCATTCCGCCCTGACGGTGTGGTGCTTGGCGAAGAACTGTGGGACATGGTGTCCACCGAGGATCAGTCGCCGTCAGTGCAGTACCCATGGAAGGGACTGAACGACAAGTTGCTCGGTATCCGCGCTGGTGAACTGGTGACCCTGTGCTCGGGCACTGGCATTGGCAAGTCCAGCATCTGCCGTGAACTGGCCTACCACTTGGTGGCCAAGGGATCCAAGATCGGGTACATCGCCCTCGAGGAATCAGTGAAGCGCAGCGCACAAGGCATCATGGCTGTGCACATGAACTGTCCACCTTTCAAGTGGGCGGAAGAGAAGGTTTCAGTCAGTCGCATGAAGGACGCCTTCGAGTCAACCCTGGGTACTGGCCGTGTGGTGCTGTATGACCACTGGGGATCCTGCGAGTCAGAGAACCTGATCGCACAGATTCGGTACATGGCAAAGGCCGCCGGCTGCACCCACATCTTCCTTGACCACCTGTCCATCGTGGTGTCTGGTCTCGCTGATGGAGATGAGCGCCGCATCATCGACAACACCATGACCAAGCTGCGTTCACTCGTGGAGGAGACTGGTGTGGCCATGTTCTTGGTGAGTCACCTGAAGCGACCTGAGGGCCGTGGTCACGAGGAGGGCGCTCAGACAAGCCTCAGCCATCTCCGTGGCAGCCATGCCATCTCGCAGTTGTCCGATGCAGTCATCGGCCTGGAGCGTGACCAGCAGGATCGTGAATCTGCTAACTTCACGACCATGCGTGTCCTTAAGAATCGATACACCGGAGACACAGGTGTTGCTTGCCGACTTGAGTACGACAAGAAGACGGGCCGGCTCAGCGAGACAACTCTTCCTGACGAGTTCGACTTTGGAGGTGACGAATGAGCGACAAGAACTCATACAAGAACCACCGCGAGAATTGCATATGTGCGGCTTGCGCTGTTGTGGGTATCGCAACGGAGGTTGCTGAAATAATCGACCGTCTTGAAAGCGAGAAAGAGCAGCTTCTTCAGCAGATGGCGGAATTGCGTGCAGAGCGCGACGAAGCAAGGCGTTCTTTGTGTGAATGCAGGGCAAGCGGCGGTTTCGATTCTCATGATGGAGATTGGTTTGCAGACGATGGGCGCCACACTCTTGCTCGTTTAGACGCCGCAGAGCGCGGCTGGGACTGCTTCGAGGAGAAGTCATGAGTACGGTGATCTTCGACATTGAAACTAACGGCATCGAGGACTTCAAGCACCTCTCAGATCTCAAGGTCGTTCACTGCATCGCATTGGATGCAGGGGACGGGGTCAAGGTTTACCACGGTAAACAGATCGCTGATGCGCTGGAGATCCTGAAGAAGGCCAAGAAGATCGTGGGCCACAACATCATGGGCTTTGATCTCCGTGCCCTGTCCAAGTTGTACGGGTACGAGCCGACTTGGGAGACATCTGTGGTGGACACCTTGGTGGCCGCTCGTCTCTGCTGGCCTGATGTGAAGGAAGATGACTTCATCAAGCTTGAGCGCGGCTTCCCGAAGCAGTTGATTGGCAAGCACAGCCTCGAAGCCTGGGGCCATCGCTTGGGTGTACTCAAGGGTGAGTTCAAGAAGAACAACTCCTTCGACAAGTTCACTGATGAGATGGCCGAGTACTGCGCCAAGGATGTTGAAGTGACCAAGGCGTTGTACGCGAAGATCATGAGCGAGGAGCCCACCTTGATGTCCATGGCCCTCGAGCACGACTTTGCTGCCATCATTCAGGAGCAGGAGCGCAATGGCATCCCGTTCAACGAGCGTGCTGCCACGGATCTGTACACGACCCTGACTGCCGAGAAGGATGCCCTGTCCCGTCGTCTGATCGATCTCTTCCCACCCAAGGTCGTGCAGTTGAAGACCAAGAAGAAGTACATCCCGTTCAACCCAGGCAGCCGGCTTCAGATTGCTGAGGGACTGATGGCCAAGCACAACTGGCGTCCTTCGGAGTTCACTCCAGATGGCCGGCCAAAGGTCGATGAAGAGGTGCTGTCCTCACTGGAGTACGAGGAGGCCAAGTTGCTCAGCAAGTACCTGCTCATCGAGAAGCGCATCGGGCAACTCGGAGATGGCAAGGAAGGCTGGATCAAGCTCTCGAAGAACGGGAAGATCTTTGGCCGAGTGAACACCAACGGAGCCGTGACTGGCCGTTGCTCACACTCTGGTCCAAACATGGCCCAGGTTCCAAGCGTGAAGAGCCCATACGGCAAGGAGTGCCGTTCACTGTTCTACGCTCCAGCCGGCTTCAAGATGGTCGGTGTGGACGCTAGTGGGTTGGAGTTGAGGTGCTTGGCCCACTACATGGCCAAGTACGACGATGGCGTCTATGCGAAGACGGTGGTCAGCGGGGACATCCACACGATGAACCAACAGGCCGCCGGCTTGCAGACTCGTGATCAGGCCAAGGTGTTCATCTATGCCCTCGTGTACGGGGCAGGCGACGAGAAGATTGGCAAGATCATCGGCGGCAGTCGGCAGGAAGGAAAGCGAGTCAAGGATCGATTCCTCTCCAAGGTTCCTGCACTGAAGCGACTGAAGGACGACATCGAACGGGCCATGGAAACCCGTGGATACTTGATTGGACTGGATGGTCGCAAGTTGCGCCCACGGTCAAAGCACGCAGCCCTGAACACCCTGCTTCAGTCTGCTGGCGCGATTCTCATGAAGCAGGCAACAGTCCTCGCTTGGCGTCGATTCAAGAAGGCCAAGATCGAGGTCACCCAGGTCGCGCATGTGCACGACGAAATCCAGTACATTGTTAAGGAAGACAATGCAAAACAGACAGGTCAACTCTGCGTCGAATCCATCCGCTTATCCGGTGAGGTCTTCAAGTTCCGATGCCCGCTTGATGGGGAGTTCCGAATTGGAGGCAACTGGGCAGAGACGCATTGAGCCAACGGAGGCACAGGTGGCGTACATTGCTGGTTACCTTGATGGCGAAGGCTGCTTCACCTTCGTGAACACCCCAGTCATCGAGATCACCAACACCTACCCACACACCCTTATGTGGATCAAGCAGTTCTTCGGAGGAACCGTGAGCATGCGCTCGAGTAACCGTACTTCGGATAAGTGGCGCACCACCTACCGATACAAGGTCTGTGGAGCAAATGCGCTACATATGTGCAGAAGTGTCGCCTCTTACATCCAAGAGAAGAGGCTTCAACTCGACGCTGTTCTGGCCATGTCCAAGCTTCCAAAGCAGAGCGAGGCTCGGAAGCAGTTACAGAAAGAACTCTCTTCGCTGAAAGTGATCAACTATGTCTGAGCAGAAGCAGCCACACCCACTCGAGTACTACCAGACCAAGGATCTGCTGAACGAACTCCGTAAGCGGTTCGATGACGCAGTGTTCATCGGGTATCAGGAGAAGACCAACACGCTGTCCGACTATGTCATGTTTCTCCAGGGTTCACACCATGGAGTCTCTGGGCTAATCGGAATGGCAGCCGCAGCGGCAGAAAGGACCATCGATGAAGACTCTGTTGATTGACGGCGACATTGCCATCTACCAGATCGCCGTGGCTGTAGAAGAGCCATTCGACTGGGGCGATGATCTGTGGACCCTCCACTCCGACGCCTCCGAGGCCAAGCAGCGGTTGGACTACTGGATCAAGAACCTGATGGAGAAGTTCAACGCAGGTCGGTGCATCTTCGCCCTGACCTCTGGCGACAACTGGCGCAACAAGGTGATGCCTTCCTACAAGGCCCACCGCAAGACGAACCGTAAGCCCGTGGTCTACTCCGCGCTCAAGGAGTACATCAGGATGGCCTACCGTGTGTACGAGTCTCCAACCTTGGAGGCAGACGATGTGCTCGGGCTCTTGGCTACTGGGGCGTACCCAGGCATCCGAGACCCGATGATTGTGGTGTCAGCGGACAAGGATCTAAAGACGATTCCGTGCCGGCTGCACAACCCAAATGACGGATCTGAGCGTACAATCGGACTCGAAGAGGCGAACTACAATCACCTCTACCAGACCCTGATTGGGGACACTTCTGATGGCTACCCCGGATGTCCCGGAGTTGGCCCGAAGACTGCTGAGAAGTTACTGGCAGAACACGGAGCCGTGTGGTCTACCGTGGTAAACGCATACATAAAGGCAGGACTCAACGAACATGAAGCACTACAACAAGCCCGAGTTGCTCGGATCCTTCGCAAGGGGGAGTATTCATTCCGCACCAACAGA